AGGTGACGGAGCTTCGGAAATCCGTGAGTACTTCGGAGAGGGAGCGCCGCCGCTTTCCGTCCACGAACACTGGTGCGAGTGTCATGCGCCCATTGGATTGCCGGGTGGCCCTTCCCTTTTGTGCCGGCTTCACTGACTCCGTTGCGAGGAACCCCAGCGGGTCGTTGAGATAGTCGCGAAGGGCGGAATAGGCGAAGCCTCCTGCCACGAACCACTTCACCTCCTGAGATAGTGCCGAGGCGTAGCGTTCGACGGGTGTGGAGACGTCTATGCTGGCGAAGGTGGCCATGAGTGCAATGTCGGCAAGTCCTTCCTGGGAGTTCTCGTCCTCTGCGGCCCTTGCTGCGAAGCGCATGTTCTCCATAACTATCTCTTCGGTTGCGATACGAAACGCCTCGATGATACTGTCAAATTCCGCGTTCCCGTCCCTTTCGAGCGTGTCGGCAATCTCCGATGCCGTGGCACGGATGAGCGCCTGGATGCGGTCACGGGCTTCACCGGTAGCGGCTACTATCCCGCGAAGCACATCCAGGGCCTTCTCATAGCGTTCGCGTACTTCCGGGCTCATTTCTTCTTCGTTGCGGGTTTTCTCTTTTGTGAGGGCTTGCGGGTCTCCACCTTAGCGGTGACTTCCCCATGGGGGCGTCCTTTTAATCCCTCTTCCATTTCGGTCATGGGCTCTTTGGTGATTACCTCCTTGACCGGCTCCATCACGAACGGGTCGTAGAGGACGCGACCGTCCTTGGAGAGAACGACGGCGCCCTTTCTCCCGGACGTGCGGGCGACCTCGACTATCGTACCCCCGTTGCTCTGCGCGTACTCAGCGCAGGCGGCTTTTTGTTTTTCGCAATCCATGTTACTGTTTTTTTAGGGTGTTTGCAAGCTGTCTTTCTTCCGCCTCCTGCTGGGCCTTGAGTTCAGCCTGGACGCGGGCATATTCATCGCTCTCGGAATAGGGGTTTTTCCCGGTTCCGGTCTCGGCGGAGAGGATTCCTCCCTGCTTGGCATTGACGAGGTTCTGTACTACCTCGGCGACGTTTTGGTGGATGTATGGTTCAGCGAAGCCGGTGATACCGATTTCCGCAAGCGAGGAGTCCCCCATCTCGACGGCGGCGCCATAGGAGAACATATCTACGATCCCGTCCACGAACGGGTCCCACTCTTTCGTGTCGGCCATTGCCTTGTCAAGTGAGGGAGCATAGATGAGCTTTATGGCAATACCCGGGAGGTCGCCCGACTTCACCTCTGGCGGTTTCACGATGAACGAGCCGAGGAATATCTTATCCTCCAGGAGTTTGAGCGCCGTGTCGGATGCCCCGGAGGTATCAGTCGGCGTGAGGAACTTGGCGTCGGCGTTGCTGTCAGGCGTGACAATAGCCGTGGGTCTTCCGTCGGCGGCTGTATTGACGTCTCCTTCGCCTCCCTTGATGAAGAAGACTGCATGAGGGAGTACGCGGGCGGCCTGGCAGAGGTTGCTGGCTTGGATGTCGTAATCGTCGCAGAGGTATTGGACGGGGCTCCAGCATGCGCCGATGCGGTTCCGCTTGGTCTTTACGGGGACCATATTGGGATAGCCGTGTTCGACGACGCTGACGAGCGTGTATCCTTCATCGTAGCCCGCATAGATGTCCTTCGGATTTTTCTCAGGCTCAGAGCCGTCGCGGCGGTACCTGTAAGCCTGCTGGCGATCCCATAGGTCCACCCACCAAACCGTCTGCATTGTTTCCGCGTCGTAGGACTGGTACTTGATGGCCTGGATAAGCGGCTCTCCGTCTTCGTCCGAATAAATGGTGTCGCAGATGGTGTAGCCGTCAAGATAGGAATAGACCTTGACGTTGATTTTCGGCTTGCCGCCCGGCTTGGTGAAGTAGAAGGCGATAGCCGTATTGCCGGTGCACTTTTCGCTGTCTACGGCGTTGAAGAACGCCATGTTCATGTTGCGGTTACGCCACAGCTGCTTGAAGGTGACGAGCCAGTCTTTCTCGCGCTTTTTCGGGGATACGTCCGAGTTGACGAGCACGATGTCGTTGCCGGTTACGTGTATGAGCTGCTGTGTTTTGATGACGTACTGGAACGGAACGGGAACGCGGGCCACTTCCCGCTCCACCCAGTGTTTCTTGGTGGAGCCGTCCGGCATTTCTTCCTTTACCTGGATCCAGTCGTTTTTGTAGATTGAAGGGTCGAGGATTTTATGTCCTTGTGGATAGAGTTCGCGAAGGAACTCTGACTGCGGGACCCATGCGTATTTCGCGTCGAAGCTGGAGAGGTCCGGTGCGGGCCCTCCGGCATCGAGAATGAGCGGCACCGCACCGAGAGGAGTTATCCGTCGGAAAGCGGATGCCATCAAGGCGTCTTTGAGTTTAAATGTGTAGGCCATGGCTGTATGAGTTTATGAGAAATAAGCGAGTGATTCAATTCCATTAAAGCCTCCGAGGCGTCTCTTTATGCGAAGCACTTCGTGCATCATCAGCATATCCATTTCATCCGGCGAGCGTTTGCCGCCGAGGAGCTGTCGCATCTCGGGCTTTGAGAGGTATTGAACCTTTGGAGTGTTAAGAAGGCGGATAAGCACCTTCCGTTGTTCCAGAAGATGCTCCATGAGTGTTCTTCCGTCGGGGAGTTTTATTTCCGCCGCTTCTGGGCTTATGCTTCGTTTCCCTTCACGTATTCCACGGATAAGTGCCTCGAAGCATTGCGCACGTATATTACGGTAAATCTGCGGGTCCTCAGCCGACGCATTTCCAGCGAAGGCGATGGCCCCTCCCTGGTCTGAGTGGAAGGGCTGTCGTAGGAACTGCCCCACGCCGGATGAGTCGAAGACGAAGTTGCGCTCACTGATGCCCTCCCTTTGTAGGATGCTTCGCGCCAGTGTGGTAATATCGTCCGAGCCGACGCCCTTATATCCTTCCACCTTTTCGAGATTGTCTCCGTCGAAGATACCGAAGGTACAGTCGTCAGTAATGAGGGCCACGTCAAGGATTAGGGACTTGTGCCCGGTGCGCTGGAGCGGTGTCGTGAATATCTTGTAGAAGTCCTCCGCGGAGATGTCGGCATTGCCGTTGTCGACGCCGCCCCACTTACCCTGCATATCCATGATGGCTTTGACTCCACCCTGCTGGGCGAGACGGCCATAGTAGTTTGGGTCGTTCTTGATGAAGAGCTTGTTTTCTTCGTACAGGCCCTCGATGAAGCAGAAGGATGTGATGAGGTTGCGCCAGTCGAGTCCAGCCTCCTGGAGGTTTTTGTTGTAGACCTTGTTGATTTCGTGCTTTGCCTTTTCGTAGACCTCCTCCTTGCTGTCACCCCAGTATATTTCTTCCACCGAATCACCGTACTTGTAGAAGTAGCGCTTCCGTCCGTTTCTATCCTTACGGATCTCGCCGGTCTCTTCGTTGATATACCACTTGATGAGCTTATAAAGCCAGTGAGTTTTTTCCTGCGGGTTACAGGTGCCGACGAATGTGTTCTTGATGCCGAGTGAGTTACGGTTGGATGCGAGGAGTGTGAAGAAGGTTGGGAGTTGGATTTGCGGGAGCTCGTCGATGAGCATGAACGGGATTTGCAGACCACGGAAGCGCCGGTCGGTGTCTGCTTCGTTCTGGAGTTGGTCGTAACGGAAGTAGGCACCGTTCTGGAACTTCCACTCGAAGGAGGATTCCTTTGGCGTGGCGAAGCCTGGGTAGAACTGCATGGACTCATGCCAAAGACCGTCCTTGATGTCGTCGAGTTCCTTACGGAATCCAATGCCAGTGAAACCCTTGTATTTCACATCGCGAAGCGGCAGTAGTGTAACTATGAAAGTCTTTCCGACGCCTCGCTTCCCTCCGATGACAAGTACGTCCGCATCGCAGCAGGCCACTTGTTCCTGGAACCCCGGTTGCGGGATGTAATGGCGAACTGGAGTCCCTGGTGCAAGGTTCATGTTGTGTTCGCGGATTATCTGGGCTGTCTCGTAGGAGACAACCTTCATTCCGTAAGATGCGAAAACGGGGTCGTATGCGAGATTTACCGTGCTCATTTGAAGCAAAGGTACGAATTTTTATTTCAATTAGTTAGAAAATCTACTTAAAGTTTTTGTTTAGATAAATTTATTTACTATTTTTGCGGTGTATGGATAATAAAGGCGACAAAATACTCCACTGCCCCTGTTGCGGGAAGGCTTTTCCCTTCCGCATTGTTCGCCTTGAGGGGACAATGGAAGTATCAGTCCGCTGTCCTAAATGTAAAAACGTAAGCGAGATTTCGCTGAAAGACATAAACTTATAGCGCATACGAGCGCGTATAAGGGCGCATAGAGTTAAGCTATAACCGACAGCCCGGAGTAGTAATCCAGATACGGGATTACCGCTTCGGGTTTTTGCGTGCATAACAGTGGGTGAAAAACACCCCAATAAATAAAACCTATGACAGAAAAAATCTATCAAAAACTGCTCGAAAAGCTGGGAAAAACCTCGCTGTCAGAGCGCACGGTGAAGACCTACGCCGGGCAACTTGCCAAAACGGTCACGAAAGACGAGGAACTGACTGATGAGGTAATCGCCAGTGCCGTCGAAATGCTGAAAGCCCTTGGCGGACAGTATGACCACGACCTCGCGGAAGCCATCAAGAACAACCCTCCGAAACCCGACCCAAAACCAAACCCGGACCCAAAGCCTGAACCGAAGCCCAAGGACGAACCCTTCAAGGACTACGAAAAACGTATCGCCGAGTTGGAGAAGAAGTCCAAGGAACAGGAGGAACGGTACGAGAGAGAAATCAAGGCTGTAAAGCTCAAGAATATCTCCGATGCCGTGAAGAAGCAACTCCAGTCCTCCGGTTGCACCAACAGCCTTGTCCTTGAGCTTGCCTTTGCCAAGAGCTCGATTGACACCGAGAAGAGCGTTGACGACAACGCGAAGACCGTGAGAGACCTCTATGATTCTCTTTTCAAGGAGAACCTGGAGAATGGGATGATTCCCCGCTCTGCGGAAATCCGTGTTGCAACAATCACCCCGGAAGACCGTGCGAAGAGGGCGAAGGAAGACATGGAGAGGTTGAAAGAGAAAATCAACTAAACCTTTTTGAGCAATGGCTTACTTTGAACACAAGAACAACGCTTACTCGCAGCATAGCATGCAGGTTGGCGGCGCCACTCCGTTCATCATTGACCCCCAGGAGCTCAAGATTCGCCTCATCGGCGGCATCGTGAAGAACAACCTGGCTGAGAATGAGAAGATTGCGGCTGGCACCACCTTCGCCTTCAACGCTGCGAACCATGAGGTGAAATTCCTCAAAGTGTGGGAGGTGAAGTCCGCCACCGCGGACGCCGAGGCCGGTACTACCGAAATCGTCATCAAGAAAACCTTCCAGACCCCCGTTCTCAAGGCCGACACCGTAATCATGGTCGCCCCTTCCACCATCGCTGGAACCGGCAAGGCCGTGGTCGCTGGTTCAGTCACCGAGACCGACAACGCTTACACCATCACCGTGACCACCGCCAACATCGACGCTGTGTCCGCCGGCACCCTCCTCGTCGAGGCCGCCGAAGCTGGTGCAAGCAAGGGCATGTACTGCCAGCCCAACAACATCCTTCACCGTGACTTCATCGCCGGAAACGACCAGAACCTCGGTG